ACCGTATTGGCAGAGTTAAAAAGGAGCGGACATAATGGATATTTCAAGAATACAGCAAGATCAAATAAGACAGTACAATTTAGAACAGGTTAATCTTCAACGTAAGCGAGAAGAAGACTATCGTAAGGTTGTTGAAAAACGTAACTTTGATCAAATTGTAGCAGACCGAGTAGCACGAAATATTCGGTTAGATTTAGACAAAGGTCGACACATCGACGCAGAAATTTAGGAGGCATTATGCCGTGGATTGAAAATGTAAGTTTGGGTGATATTCCCAAAGGTCGTCACCATCGTGCTGGTGAGAACAGTATGCTGATTCAAATTGTTGACCCATCCATGGAGTTCCCAAAGCCCATGCACAAGTTCAAAGAGACTCACCAGTTTGAGTTTCTGGATCTTGAGGTAGGTGATGCGTTTGGGGAGGAATTCAAAGTCACTGATGCACAGGCTGAACAGCTAGTCAAGCTATTGCAACATGCCATGGACAAACGAATGAATGTCGTTGTTCATTGTGTTGCAGGCGTGTGCCGCAGTGGCGCAGTCTGCGAAGTTGGCGTTATGATGGGCTTTGATGACTGCGAAGTTTTTCGTAGCCCTAATTTAATGGTCAAGCATAAAATGATGAAAGTCCTTGGTTGGACTTACGACGAGAATGAACCGCATACTATGAATGGGGTTCCGTACAGCTACGATGAATTAAACAATAAGCAAGTTTGGGAAAAGACAGAAACAGGATTGTTTATCCCGCCAGTAAGAGAAGGAGATATATAATGCCTAGTGTATTTTTAGTCAGCGACACGCACTTTGGACATATGGGTGTTTGCCGCTTCACACGTAACGATGGTGTTACAAAGTTACGTCCATGGGACAGTCCCGAAGAAATGGACGAAGCTATGATCAAGGCTTGGAACGAACGAGTCAAGCCCACTGACAAGGTCTACCATTTAGGTGATGTTGTTATTAATCGTAGAGCATTACCTACGTTGGCCCGTTTAAACGGCGACAAGGTGTTAATCCGCGGTAACCATGACATCTTTAGGGATGACGAGTACAGGCAGTACTTTAGAGAATTACGGGCATATCATGTTATGAACGGAATGATCTTAAGCCATATTCCTTTGCACAGTGACTCAATGGGACGGTTTGGTGTCAACATTCACGGACACACTCACGCTAACCGCGTAAAGAAGGCTCGTGGTGTTGATGCACGTACAGGAGAGATCTTGTACAGCGATGAAAACGATGTTCGTTATCATTGCGTTTGCGTAGAGCAAACTGACTTTGCACCTATCTTATTTGAAGACGTTATCGCACGTATCGAAGCAGAAGGTGGATCAGTAGGCTTTAGGAACGGCAACGGTCCTACAATGTAAGGAAAAGAATGTCTTATCGTGAATATTATTTTAAACAAATGATTAGGACCGGTAAGGCATTCTTTATCTATTCTAAAGGTTTTATTTTGAATAGGAAAATATAATGCCAAAATGTTATCAACTTATAGGAGTTCCTGCTAGTGGAAAAAGTACTTGGGCAGAAGCTCAAGACTGGGCTCACTTGTGTGCTCACATTAGTACTGATAAGTGGGTTGAAATCTATGCTAAAGAAGTGGGTAAAACCTATTCAGAAGTGTTTACAGATTTTATGCCCACGGCTGTAGAACTCATGGCCAAAGAAGTAGTTGTGGCACGTGAAGCAGGGCGAGATATTATCTGGGATCAGACCAGTACTACTGTTAAAAGTCGCGCTCGTAAGTTTAATATGTTGCCAGACTATGAGCATATTGCTGTGGTATTTAAGACACCCGAGCATAAAGAACTTATGAGTAGGCTGCTTAACCGTCCAGGCAAAGAGATTCCAGATCATGTTATTGCCAGCATGATTGCCAGTTGGGAAGATCCTACAGTAGAAGAAGGCTTCAAAGAAGTCTGGTATACATAGGTTATCTGCGTACTTAATAGGGCCTACGGGCCCTATTTTTTTGGCTGTAATAAATACTAATGAGATCGAACTCTTAATCCAAAAAAAGAATAAATACTCATAACTAGGTAATACCAGGAGTTATTACATGCCATTGCAACTACGTAGGGGCACAAATGCCCAAAGATTAACAATAACACCTTTACAGGGTGAAATAATTTATACTACAGATACAAAGAACCTTTATGTGGGTGACGGAACAACTGTAGGCGGAACAGTCATAGCAGGTGGAGGTGGTGGCGGAAGCTACACCGACGACGAAGCACAAGATGCTGCTGCCAGCCTGTTTACAACTGCTACACATACAGGAATAACTTTCACTTACAATGATACGTTAGGTACCCTCACTGCTGTAGTTACTGGTGGAATTGATGCTGAAACAGTTCGAGACGTAACAGCATTAATGATTACTAGTGGCGCTCATAATGGAATAGATTTTAATTATAGAGATGCTGACGATGCACTTGATGTAAGTATAGATACGGTGTATTTGCAAGATCAAATTTTTATAGCACTAACCAGTGGCACCCAAGAAGGTATCACAATTACTCAAGATATTACAGGTGATATCAATTTCGCCATAGGTGGTCTAGCTGATCTTACAGACACTGATGTAACATCAGTACCGCCATTAGACGGTCAATTATTGAGTTGGAATAATGCTGCATTACGTTGGATGCCTGCTACAGTAACAACAACGCTTGAAGACGATGTTGCTCCTACACTAGGTGGCGGATTAGATTTAAACAGTAATAATATAACTGGTACCGGAAACATTGTCATAACAGGAACTGCTGAACTAGACGGAATTTATATTCCGCCAACTACACTAGGTGGTATAAGTATCCACACTGAAGGTTCGTTAGACGACGATTATGATTTGTTTACTATTTCATCTTGGGGTGATACAGACCTTGGCGCCGGAATGGGTTTTTCCAGAGCAAGAGGAACAATGGCATTACCAACTGCAATACAGACCGGTGATGTAGTTTGGACAACTTCTTATGATGCACTTGGCACAGTAAATTATGGAGCCGCTGTTTATACAACTGTTACAGTAGATGGTCCTCCAGGTTTAGAATCTATTCCTGGAAGATTCAATCTTTACACAGGAACTGACAGACTTGACGAATTCACTGTTGCGTTAAGCATTGGTACTAACGGTGAAGTCACAGTTACTAACAACACAGTTGAAGCTGGTGCCGGTGCAGGCGAAGTTGACACAGGAACAGGCGCTATTACCTACCTCAAAGTAGTGTTGAATACTAGTAATCTAGGAGCAACTCTAGCTACAGGTACTGCTGTAGTAACACTTACATATGGAAGTACACAGGGTTTATTTGCAGGTCAGGTATTTACAATTCAAAGCGGCACAGGCGCTTTTGGTGTAGCAGCAGAGATATTATCTGTAGATAGTCCTACACAGGTAACTATGAGTGTAAATCATGCCAGTGCTGGCGCGGTTGTATTTGGAACAACTAAAGAGTTTGCACTACCGTTGTTTGGACTTAATCCTTAATTAGAAAATCTATATTGTTATAGAATCTAAAAGTAGCGACAGTACGATGTGCTGCATGTGGGTTGAATACTCCATGCGGCACATTTATTCTTAATAGTGCAGGTTGGTTCAACTCAAATCTATGCACTTCTTTAACCGAACTATGTTTTAATCCGCCACAGCCGTGCCACGGGTAATATACTTCGGGTTCATCGTCTGTTCTTTGGTAAAAGAATGTTGTACTACCTTCGCAGTTTTCCAATGGAATATTAACAGCAAAAGTTGGATTAAATTGTGTATCTAAATCAGTGTAGTAATCTGGATTGTCCTGCGCATCTTGATGGATAAAGATAGACAATGGATCTTCGTGATCAGTAACTGTGATATCTTTTGGTGGTGTTGTAAAATAAATTAGTTGATGCATCTGCAATCCAACACTGGCAAAATCTTTGATAAGATTAGGCATGTGTAATTTTACTTCGTCATCAAAATGGCACCACCACCACATGTCAGGACTATACTTACCAGCACTATAATAAAAATCAATAAGATCTTTTTGATGTTGCTGCCAGTTAGGTACGTGTATGTATTTAGAATATATCATTCAAAGGCCCATTTTTTTACAAATAGAAACATAGTGATACGCCAACCATCTGTGTGATTCCAGCCCGAGTGCGGAACTTGGCCGTTAAATATAATCGCCTCGCCTACTTTGTTGCCTATAACCTGCCCGTCAATTTCTAATGCTAATAGATTAGGATCTTCACTGGGTATAAACACACCCACAACAATATTGTAAATTGAAGTTTCAGCATAAGGCGGAAGATCGTCACTGTCAACATGATCAGGGATAGTAGAATTAGGCCCAATAAAATTAAATAACGCTCGCTCAACGCCCTGCATGTTTTGCAAATATTCTACAACTGGTGCAAACTTATCCTTGACAATTTCATTGATATGATCATTAGTTCCTACTTGGTCGTATATGTGTAAGACAAACCAATTAACATCATCGCGCTGTTCTTGATCTTTCAAATCAATGACTTGATCTCTTAATTCAAACCAAGAATTAGCATCATTGTTAAAACATTCTCTAGCAATATCTGCTAGTGTTTTAATCTTATGATGATCTTTGTATTTTGTATTTTCAATTATCATGGTACTCTGAATAAATGTGTAAAT